GATTTCATAGATATTGCTTTGTCTATATCTAATTTTTGATAAAACTCTTCCTCTTTTTTTGTTTGATATTTTAATTATAGACCATGAAACAATCAATGTCAAGCCCATAATTAATAAATATTCCATTTTTGATTTTTACTTAGACTTTTTTGTTGATTCTTGTTCTGAATTTAAAATAACAGAGTTAAGTTTGTTATACTTTAACTGTAGTTTTAAAAAATCTAATTCAATATCTGAAGACTTTTGTTTGTAAAAGTTTATTAAATTAAACAGTTCATCTCTACTTATATCTTCCATATCCCCCTACTTTCTTAGATCAAACGCTGTTCCTTGCCAAAGTTTTTCTGTTTTAGATTTTTCACGATTAACAATTGATCTTGACCATGAAAATCCAGCATCTCCACCCCAAGCATCCCACATAATTCTTCCATTAGACGGATTGCTTGTATTATAAAAATCTTTTCCTTTTTTATCTACTTCATGACGTGAAAAAAATGAATACATTCTCTTAACAGTATCAAGAGACATTGATCTACCAGAAACTATATCTGTTGCTCTTCCCCAACCAACTGGCGTTCCTGCTCCAGTAGCCTTTCCTTCTTCTTTCCATTTTAATGCACGACGTGCAGCAGATTTCATGCCATCATTTGGAGAGTATGTGTCAGCCATTACTTATCCTTTTTAGGATGCTTTACAGCATAGTCATCAAGAATGGCTTTAATAGTTCCATTTTTATTCATACGAACAATTTTTCCATTTTTAATTTGTGTTGAATTAAATGATCCTGCTTTTTTCTTTGGCATTATTTTGCAAATCCTTTTGGATCAAAAGATCCATCCCAAATACTTTTTGTTGTATTTTCTGAATCTGATTTATACATACCACCACGACGTTTATATTCTTGTACTACCCAGGAGTTAGCAACTGCAGATGGATAAACATCAAATTTATCTTTTGCTGCTTGCACAACTCTTGCATATAATTTTGGATTTGAAGGAGTTGATCCACCGTTGCGTGGTTTAATTAAATCTTCATATTTAGGTTTTTCTGCTTTGCCCATTTGTGCATCATACATTGCCATCAATGTTTCTGAATCTGTTTCTGGAATCCCTGAATCAGTAGAACCCATTTCAACAATTAAATCAACAGACACAGATAGCGACTCAATCTTAACAACTTCTGACATGCGATGATAGCAAACATAAGGTTCTTCTTCCCATGCACCATCTTCTTCTTCATACATACGAACAATAACTGGCTTATCATCTTCAGCATATTCCATTGAGTATTCAGAGCCAGGAAGTCCAAGTAGTCCAGGGTTTGTCATTACATATTCAACACGACCAACTTTAATTTCATCATCTTCATTAAGAAACATGACAAAATCACCTTCTGTTATCATTGATTTTTCTACTGATGTAATTGATTTGCGAGCAGTGCTTGCCCAGATAGCACGAGCCTGTGCTGCTGCACGAGCCTTTGTTGGGTGACATCCATGAACTGTTCCATCTGCGCTTACTGTTGGGAATCCATCGCATCCATAAGAGCCTTTGGCTCCTGCACGATATCCTCCTGCTGGCTTTCCTTTTCCTGCTGGCACAATAAACCTCCTAGGTTATATACTGATTATATCAGAGTTCTTTTTTAAGCATGAGTCGTTTAAGTTCTGCTATTGCCCATTGATCTTGCTTGCTTAATTTTGATAGTTCTTCATCGTTTAATGACTTTTTAGTTATGGTTATTACTGGGTCGTCTGACATAAAGTCTATGTTTACGTACCCTTTTTCCCATAGCGTTAAAATATCACTATTCACAGTCCTAATATGCTCTTCATATAAGTCTGGCATTAACTCTTTTATTTTCGGAGTAAAGGAGTAAAGGAATGATTGATTTTCAGAATCAATACCAACAACTTCAAGACCACCATTTAGAATTAGGTAATCCATAATCTTTTCTTCGTTTGGTTTCATATCTTTCCTGTCTGGACTAAATATTCTCTTGAATATTTTTTTTATAATTAATAAACTCATTTAATTTTTCTCTCGTTTGTGCTCCACTTATGCGATTAATTTGTTTTTCATTTTCAAACAATATGAAAGTTGGAACAGATGTTATTTGAAAAGTTTTAACTAAATCACTTTCCATGTCAACGTCTATAATCTGAAAAGTTACGTCTGATGTTTCCCTATTTAATTCTTCAACAATTGGCCTAACCTTTTTACAGGGCTGACACCAGTCTGCTGTAAAATAAAAAACAGTTCTCATTTTCCAGACTTTGCTCTTGCTTTTTTAAGCACTTCAAAATCTTTAATTTTTGTTTCACCAAGATAGCCCCAAGCATATCCATCATTAATCATTTTATTATTAATAGATTCTGATTCTCCATTAATATATACCCAACCCAAAATGCGACCATACTTTTCAGAAGAGTCCATTTTTTCTGTACGAATAATAACAGATTTTGCATCTTTAAGTTGTTTCTTAAGATAATCTTTTGCTTCAAGGCCAAGAACTTTTTCTGCTTTATCTGTTGTTCTTGATTCTGGGGTATCAATTCCAGCAAGCCTTACACGTGATGCAAAAAGAATATCAAATCCTAAGTCAATAGTGACATCAATAGTATCTCCATCAACAATATTTTTTACTTCTCTTACATAGTACTCATACATATATTTCTCTTTCCTGTTTTTGTAGTTGTTCAGCAAATTCAATCCATTTATTTTTTACTGAATCAAAACTATATTTTTTATTTGTTATTTCAATTTGTTGGTTTGAATCCCATCCATTTTTTACGTTTTGTATTGCTTGTTTTAATTTTTTTGTAAACAAATCAATGTGCTCATTATTATCAGAAGTAAAATTATCTTTATAATGATATTGGTCAATAATTCCCAACCCTGTTTCTGCAAGTGCTGCACGATCACTTGTTAAACAATAACATCCAGCAGACATAGCCTCTGTTAAAGATATACAGAATGTCTCTGTATAGCATAATGGATATGCAAATATATGCATATTTTGTAATTCTTTATGCATTTGTTTTTGAGAAACCTTCCCATGACTAATTATATTATTGCCACTTTGTATTTGTTCATTTTTATATAAGTGCAAAAATATTTTATCATTATTAATGTTTTTAAAAGCCTCTAACAATGTAGATAATCCACGATCTGGTGGTGAAAAATATACAATATTAATAGATTCTAGTTTTGGTTTTTTATGTTGTTGAATTGGAAAAATAAAAGGATTAATAACATGGCAAATTTCAGACCGAATATTTCTATACTTTAAATATTCTTTCATTTGCCAGTTAGAGACAAAAACAATTGCTGCTATTTGGCGATAAAATTTATCAAGATATAAAAGAATTTCTTCTTCTGGTGGACCTTGAATCCATACAATAATTGGTTGATTTGTTGGTTCTGTTAGTTCTGCAGGCCAGAGTGTCCAATGAAATTGTTTAAAAAATGGAATTGATGGAAATATATTCTTAATCCATTCTTGTGACTGTAGTTCTGTGCCACCATACTGCTCAGGATCTTTTGTAAAATATTCAAACACAATTAACCTTTATTATTAACTAGTTTATCTCGTTCGTCAACAATAGATAACATAAAAGACATTATTTTAGAGTATCCTTCAGGGTTGTCAATAATTTTATTATAGTGATGACCACAAAACATTAAATTTCCAGTAATTCCTGTAACTTTAACTAAAGCCTCTGCAGCACACGCATCACAGCGATCAGTTGCCTTAAGAGTCCATTCTTTTTCAACAATTTCATCGGTAATCATTGTATTCAAAGTATACTACTTCTTTCTGTTATCTGTGCTATAAAAGCCACTGCCATTAAAAACTGCTCCTACAGATGAGTATACACGTTCTAAAGATAGTGTGCAAGTTTCACATTTATATCCTGGATCATCTTCTTTTATTGAACGTTGTTTAACTACAATACCTTCACAACTTCCAGTGCATTGATATTCATATACTGGCATTACTTCTCCTATTTATTGACTATATATTAATTATATCATTAGGCTATGTTATTTGTCAATCTATAATATGTTCTAATTCTATGACAATTTGCACAAACAATTTCACATTTTTCAATTTCTTTTTTAATTGCTTTCCATGAAAATCCATCATGAATCATTCTTGAAATATTATATTTTTTATCCCTTATGTGATCAAAGTCCAATATAATGTGGTTATTAACTCCACAATCTACACACCCAGAGTCTTCTTTAATTTTAACAAGCCTTTTTTTATATTGTTGCTTATTATAATGGTCTAACTCTTTGTCAGTCATTAATCATAATTATATCAGTCTGTATAAGCCCTACACAGGTATTCCAAGCACTTAGGCCAGGGAATATATAGAAAGGTAACTACTCCATCCCAAGGTCCTGTGTAGGGACTATTTATATTATACTACTTGATCTTAATAGACTTAGGCTTCTTCTCTTCTGGAACGATTCTATCAATGTTAATTGTTAGCATACCGTCTTTGAGTTCAGCACCAGTAACTTCCATATATTCACCTAAAGCAAATGTGCGGGTAAATTTACGACCAGCAATTCCTTTATGAACAACTTCAGCATCTGTTACCTCTACAAGTTCTCCTTTAATAACAAGAGATCCATTATCAACAGACACATCAATGTCGTCTTTAGAGAATCCTGCTACTGCAAGAGATAGTTTATATGTGTCTTCATCTAGTTTAAGAAGATCATATGGAGGATATGATTGAGAGTTTGTTCTATGTGCATTATTGAGTCTGGCTAACTCTCTATTCCAGCCAATAAAAAAGGGATCATTGAATAGATCCATAGTTAGGTTTGTTACCATTTTATTCCCCTTTCAAGCGAATAAGTTAACGTACCCCCATTTGGCAGGTACATCAATATTATATCATATTCTTTATTTCCAAGTCAAAACACCATTATAAACCATACCATCAACAGGATTAGTTTTAAAAAACCTATATAAATTTTCTTCTGTTTCTACTATCGGTTCATCTTTGCCATTTAAACTAGTATTAAGAAGCATTGGTACTCCCGTTATCTTATAAAATTCTTTAATAAGTTTATAGTATGGCTCATTCATCTCCATGTTTACTGTTTGCATTCTGGCAGTTCTATCAATATGGGTAATTGCTGGTACTTTTTCTGGCTGTAAAACTTTTGCTGTATATAGCATATAAGGGCTAGGTCCTTTAAAATCAAACCATTTGTCACATTCTTCTTCAAGAACTGAAGGTGCAAAAGGTCTATACCATTCTCTTTTTTTAACCAAAAAATTTAATAACTCTCTATTATGAGGATTTCTTGGATCTGCCAAAATACTTCTATTACCTAATGCTCTAGGGCCAAATTCTGATGGTCCCATACACCAAGCAATAATAGCCCCAGATGCAATTGCTTCTGCAATTTTTTTATAATCAGGCTCTATATATTCATGTTTTTTACCAAGATATGCTATATCTTTAGAATTATATTCATATCTTTTTTCATTAAAAATATT